GGCGTCGGCAGTCTGCGCAATGTAATCTGGCAAAGTTTCTACTGCCCAATAAGCAGTCAAACTTGACGGTGTGCCAGCTAGCCCAACTGGCACCGGTGCTATGCTACGGTAATAAGCACTACCATCCACATAGTACACCAGCACACCTTGAGCATAGGCAGTGTTGGCAGCCCAGTTTTGAACGTTGAAATTAATTATACTACTGTTGGCACCTTCACCATACAGTCTAGCAAAACTGGGTATCACAATGGTATCAGTGACAACGTAGGTGCCAGCAGGGAAAAACAAACTTCTGCGTATCTGTGTGTTGTTTTGCACACAATACAATTGGAACAACGCACGATTGATGGACGCAGTGTCATCAGTTGAACCATCACCAGTGGCTCCAAAGTCTGTGACCACAGCATAACTGTCCAGTCTGCTTTGGATGCTTTGTGAAACCGGGCTGCCAGTTGTGGCGCCAGTCTGCACCGTGTATCCAGCGGCTTCACCTCGGTAAGTGTACTGATCAGCAAATGCTAGGATGTCTGAATATTCTGTTAGAACTTCAGTGTTGCCCACTGCAGGTGCACCTTCTTCTAACGTGCCGTTGCCAATGAACAGTCTACGGTCATCCACTGCCCAGCCCAGTTCAGCGCCGGCCAGGGGTTGAGGTAAATCTACTTGCAGACCCTTGCGGGCGGTGATTCGTGATATTTGTACAATTGCCACAGTGTGATTCCTTCGGGTATCACATATTTAGCAAGTAATACTGTTCGACCTTTTTCCACCACAAGTCACGATACCGATCAAATTCTCGGCCTTCCAGCACAAATTCCTGATATTCTGGTTGTGTGAGCATGTTCATTTGCTCATCTACAGCAGGTTTAACACACATCAAGATCACGCCTTTTCGTATTCGTGTACCGTGCAATTCGTTGTGTGCTTCTGCATAGGCACACAACTGCACAAAGTAGTCATCAATCCATTCACGTTTTTTAGGTTTGTTGGTTTGCTTGTAGTCCAGAATGGCTTCTTCATTCAAGTGTACGCCCGCACCATCTGTAGTACCTGCATACACTTGGGGGAAGTACAGCGGAACTTCAATGCCCCAAAACTCACTCACATGTTTCAAGCCATGTTCAATCACTGTGTGCGCCATGGCATGGCTGGCCCAACTAAATGGGTTTGTGCTACGTTCTTTTATAGAACCGTCTTTGACATACTGTTCAAGATATGTGTGCATGCGTGTGCCGCGATTGGCTGCTTCTGTTGTGATAGCCTGTGCTTGCTCATGCCCCACTCGATTGCGCCAATTTTGTAAGGCTTTCTTACTTTCCTCACTCTTGGTGGCGTCAAGTATTGTTGTGACTGAAGGAAGTTTGTTGCCATCAGGTGTGGCATACAGTCTACGGCCGTTGACGTTTTCCCGCGGAATAGGCTGATAATTAAATTTTTCTACAAATTTTGTCATATATTGATTGATTATATTTGGCTATTTGGGTTAATTGATTTATTTTTATGTTTTTATCTATATCGTTGTAAAGATCTTTAAGACTTTGTAACATTGTAATCATTCGACTTCGGGGAGTTAACTTATCATCGTAACTCTCATCAATTACATCATTGAATGTTTTAAATCCAAATTTTTTCAAAGTTTTCAAACTGTCAGGTCCAGAAAACAACACAAATGGTTTTCCACTGGCCAGACACCTGGCAGTTTTTTCGGTAAACCATGAATTTGAAAATATATCTGTTTCTGCCACACATTCAATTTGATATTTTGGCCACAGTGTATGATAAGTTGATGTAGATTTTTCCCAAGGAATAAATTTTGATTGATCTATATTTTGATTTAATATTTCATCGGTGTCAAATTCCTTAGAGCCTACCCAAGCAAGTTCAGATTCATAAGCACCATCAATCAACGAGTAATGACTGTTAACCTCAGCCACAGTGGGCCGAAATATCAAAAAGTTATCGTTAGGAAAAGCACGATCTAATTGATGTGCTAGATTAAATCTACTAGGAGTAAATCTACCAATTAGACATCCAATAAATTTGGCATCAACATCCACAACGGCAGATTCAAAATTATGTTCAAAGAATTTTTTCGTGTTATTAAAAATGTGCAGGTTCAATCGCTTGTGTTGAAAATTGTAATCCCATTTTTGGTGATGAGAGTAAAAAATTACAGCGGATCTAGGAATGGTACCTTGTTGACAAAGATTTTCAAAAAAATTTAATATCCCACGATGTTCAATACTTTCTCCATCAGCGACGTTGACTATAATTTGTTGACCGCGATAACAAGTTTCAAATACATCCAATAACAACTCTTCATGATACACAGTAAAGCAAATTCCAAATTTGTAGGCTTCGATTGTTATTGTGTCATCATTTATTTTTGCTATTTTATTAGCATGCATCAAATTAAACTCTAAAACTTTCTCCGCAACCACAGCGGTCACGTTCATTGGGGTTGGTGAATTCAAAACCTTCATTGAGGCCTTGGCGTACATAGTCTACTTGTGTGCCCGACAAATACACCTCGTGTTTTTTATCAACCAACACGCAGAAATTATTTTGAGCATAATTTATAGTACCAGCGTTGGGCTCATATTCTTTAACGTATTCTAACACATAAGCCAGTCCAGAGCAACCTGTGGTTTTTACCGCCAAGCGTATGCCAGCATAGCCCTTGAGCTCAACTAGTTTTTGTACTTTGTTTTTAGCAGTGTCAGTTAACGAGATCATGCTTTTTACGATAGTCCTCTACGGCAGCTCGTATAGCATCTTCAGCAAGAATAGAACAATGAATCTTGACTGGTGGCAGTGCGAGTTCCTCAGCAATCTGTGAATTTTTAAGAGCTGCCGCTTGGTCAAGCGTTCGTCCTTTAACCCACTCGGTAACAAGAGAGGATGAGGCAATCGCACTTCCGCATCCGTATGTTTTGAACCTGGCATCTGTTATAATTCCATCTTCGACTTTGATTTGCAATTTCATCACATCGCCACAGGCAGGTGCTCCTACCATGCCGGTGCCAATGGTGTCATCAATTTCAAACTTGCCCACGTTGCGTGGGTTTTCATAGTGATCAATTACTTTTTCTGAATAGGCCATGTGATATTCCTTCGCTGATTATAGCGTATTTACTAATGTGTGTCAACCAGAATGGTTATACGCCGCGTTCTTTGCCGGCAGCTTGTTTGGCCGAGGCGGCCACAATGTCTTGTGCCTTGTTCACAGGCATTTGGGTCGGTCCTTCAGGAGCTGACCCTTTGTATCGGATTATTCGGGGATTTTCAGAATCCATGGGTTCTAGAACTGAATCTAAGGGAGGTTGACTTACCACGCTCACAATGTTTTTTTCATTTACTGGAAATCCCAAACTTCTAGCAGCACTAATAAATGCATCTGTACTGATTTGTTTCTGTGCGTTTTCGTCATCAGCTCTGCCAGAAAGAAAGTTTACCAAACCCAATAATTTTTTTGGATCTGGCGAACTGCTGCTTTCGACTTCGTTGATTCTCATTATCTACGTGCGCGGCCCAGTGCGGCCCCTGCTGTGGCAGGTTCTTCAGCACCCATGTCAGCACCCATGTCAGCACCCATGTCAGCACCCATGTCAGCACCCATGTCAGCACCAAGTTCTTCACCAGGCACTGGTGCAGGAACCTCGCCGCCCATGCCACTTGCAGCCATGCTGGTGTCTAGTGCAGCAGGTTGTCCGGTAACCACACCCAAGGCTGCTTCTAGTTGCTGTTTTGCACCTTGAAGATTTTGTACCAAGCCTTGCAATGCCGCAGTGGCATCAGTGTTGAATTGTGTAGCTTGTTCAATGCCAATTTGATTGCGGATTGAATCTACTAGTGCAGGCAGTTCTTTGAATTGCATCTCTGTTGTGTCTTCCAACATTGATTGCATTTTGTCTACCATGTCTTGTGCAGCCAATACAACTTGTGCTTGTTGCACTTCTGATTCTTTTAATGTACGGTATGCATTGCGCAAACGATTTTCTGTTTTCATCAAGGCAGCACCCGAAACCAATTTTTGTTCGTCAGGTGTGAGATTTTGTCCTTTTGACGCCTTGGTCAATGCTGCTTTGAGTGCAGGATCTTTTGTTGTGGCAATAGTTGCGGCTGCGTTTTGTGCGGTATTCTGTTGAGCACCAGGAGCAGTAGTAGGTACCATGTCTTCGCTCACACGATGTGCCAAGGCTTGTTCCATCATCACCAGTTTCAAATAAGCAGGGTTGCGCTCACTGGTGTGACGGCCAGTACCACGTTGATGCTCAGCAATCACACCGCGCACACGTTTCAGCATGATGTGTGCTTCGCGCACTGTAATCTTGTTCACAGGCATTTTGGTACCAAAGTAACTTTCAAATACTTGGGCTACTTGGCGGCTCTTTTTTGGTGTGGCCAGTTCGGTTAATTTCATTTGGCAAATCCTCTTAGTTGCAGATATTTAGCCGAATTTAAACATTTTTCAAGTTCTTGATTCAGCAGGGTAAGGTTCTCAATTTTGGGCGCAAGTTTGGTGCGCACCATTTCACGAAATTCGGGTCGTGTACTACCTTCTGCTTGCCCACGACGACAATGTATGTCAGCAGTCAGCGTTTGTTTTTTGTTGTCCAGTATGCGGATGTTTTGTGCAAGTCGGTATTGTTGCAAGTGATCTGCCACGCACCATGACATGGCAGTTCGTTTACTGCTGAATGTGCTCACAAGATCATCACTGTGATACACTGCAAATCCTGCTGTTTCAGGACGCAAGTGATAACGCCCAAACGCCACATAACCACCATGTTCGTCGTCAATTATGAGTTCAGTATACACACGTTTGAGTTCACGCTCAGCAAAGCGTTCTAATTTTTGATCACGGGTCATAGGGTCTTGATATAATGGGCTGTGAGCCAACCTACCACAGCCAACAGTGTGCCTATGATGCCTATGCCCCAGGCTATGAGTTGGTCGTTGCGTTTTTCGCCCATTCGGCGCACAATTCCATGCACTTCTGTGACCATGTGTTTGACTTCTGAGATTTCATTCTCCACTGTTTCTATCTTGAGTTCCAGCATGCGGTAACGTTCTGCACACAGTTCAACGTGGGCTTCAAGACTTTTCTTTTCAATGTCAGTAGTATCAACCATGTTCAGGCTCCAATGGCGTATTTATGGCGCTGAACCAAATGTTTTGATTGGCGCCTTGAGCATGCAAGGTAGCGGTGACCGCTTCTGCTTCGTCTAATCCTGTGACCATGGGCACACCTTCACAATCACCAACAAGTCCATCTAAATCATCACTGCCGAAGTTGCTGCCCAGCACACCTTCAGATTCAACATCAAACTCAAAATGCCAGCCGTCAGGGTGTTTTGTGGGTGGTACAACATTCATGGGCTGTGTTCGCAGGCTCATTATTTGCAGTAAACTTTCCCAGTTGCGTTGCTGATTGCGGCTGCGGTTCCATTGTTCGGGCGTGTGAATCACCAGGCCTGTCTTTGTGGTAAATGGTAACTGCTGTGGTCGGAGATGTCCTGTGACACCAGTGAAGGTACAGTCAAAAAGGGTACGGCACAAAACTTTCATTATGTGCATATTTAACGTCAAAAAAAAACCCTGGATTTTTTACGTCCAGGGTTGCGTTGGAACTAAACTGATTACAGGTTAGTGAATGTTGCGCTGGCAGCAACGTTGGCAGTTGGGATACCAATGTTCAAACCGCCTGTGGCATTGGCTGTTTGAGCAGCAGCAACCAACTGAGTAGTTGTGTAACCACCAGCTGGGTACAATGCCAAGTTGATAGTACCGGCTGTTGCACCTGCTTGATAGAAAGCAACGGTACTGCCGGGAACGCCGCCAGTTACGCCGCCACCTGATTGAACTGCTTGCAACACATTGTTCAAGTAACCGTTGACGTTACCAGCATTGGTAAGTGCAGCGTTTGCTGTGAGTGTGAAGAATTGCAGTTGTGGACCAGACAACAT